CTTGAATGATATTCAAAGAACCAGCCAGCCCACGCACCCTCTTTGACAAGTTCTTCTAGGGTTGACTTGGTACTCTCCAGGTCATCAAAGTAGTACTGGTCATAATCTTGACTACCAAAGAAGAAACCTGCTGAGTTTGGCAATAAATTGTGTGCTTGAGTCCTATCAGCTAGAACTTTGTCAATCAACTCAATTAACTCTTTAAGCTGGGACTTAGACACATCATAGTTGCCGCAGTCGTCAGTGCCATCTTGCACGTTATCAACAAACCACTTGTGAATTTGATTTGACTTACGCCAATAGGCAGCTTCTACTGTAATTTCTTTTACCCGCTTATCACCGATTTCAGGAAAGCTCTCAGCAATCTTATTGGCTAGTTCAGTTTCACTATGCCACAAAAAACGCTTGGCGTTCAAATACATGTCTAGACCCATCTTGTCCTCCAGTTGTTTACGTTTAAATTTCACTTACCGCACAATTTGATAATGTCGTCAGCCGACATTTGTGCTTTGATAGCTTCTACTCGGCATTCAGTTTTACCACGTTCCATAAAAATGACAGGGCTGAACATGCCAAACACGACAAAGATTAAACAAATACTCATCCATTTATCCATGACTTACTCCTTGATGCCTAACAAAACTTTTTCTTGCACTGACAACTTAGCCAATGCTTTTTCTTTAGCTTCAACCTCAGCCAGTTGTTTACGCAGGTCGTCACTTGTCACTACGTTTGCAGTAGAATAACTACTCTTACCTGATTGTTGTCTCCAAGTAGTTGTCTCACTTGCAGCCGGACACTTAGCGATAAAGAAGTTGTAGCCTTTTGGATTGTCAATATACTTGACAGTGCAACCCTCTGCTTGAACTTCGTACTCAGCAGTGCCTGTTGTGCGGTCACGATTTTCATTGCAACCTGACAGTAGAAACAACACTGCGGCGAAAAGTAAAATGTATTTCATTTTGCGGATTCGACTGCGATTGATTTTGTTTTCTCTACGCCGTTGTCAAGCATTTTAGCAATACCTGAGAAGCCGACTGTAGCGACTACGATACCAAAGATTGTACCAAGAATAAAATTACGCATTTTCAATTTCCTTTACT